TATCCCAAACAAATGCATCACCAGTCAGCATATGCCTTTCAGTTTAAAATAAGAAAGTAATAAAACGGAGAATAGGATAAAACTCCATAATCCGCTAAAAATTGTAGAAGTGGATAAAAGGGAATTTCCTCCTATAATCCATCCGGAGAAAAAAGCGGATAATAGGGGTTATATATATAGATGATCCATATCCGCTTCTGCATCGTTTGTAGAATAGGGCTTTTGAGCCTGCCCTATTCCAAACAACTGCATCAATAATTAGCATTCGCCTTTATTCTAAATTCTAAAGGTTATAAACCGACATTACAGAAAGAAAAGATAACTGGCAGAAAGGAAAAAATAGTGTTGCCAGCAAAAAAGTACTATCTGGCAGAAAGGAAAAATCTCCTATATACCAGCTGGCAAAAAAGCTGGCAGAAAGGGCTTATATATATAAATTTATGTTGCTGCCACAACAGCTGACGCATGTTTGTAGGATAGGGCTATTGAGCCTGCCCTATCCCAAACTAATGCCTCATCAGTCAGCACTAGCCTATCTGCTAAACAAATATGAAAAGATGAAAGGATGGAAATATGAAATTATAAACAATTTTGCTGTAAGTGAAGAAAGGAAAAAAAGGTGCTTCACTCATGAAAAGTGGTGAAGTGAAGAAAGGACAAAAGCTCCTATCTTCAAAATTGAGTGAAGAGTGAATATAGGGCTTATATATATGAAGTTCCTTCACTGTACTAATGCATCGTTTGTAGAATAGGGCTATTGAGCCTGCCCTATTCCAAACAACGCATGACCAGTTACAAATACCTTTATTCAATTTAAAAAACAAAACTACTGGTTAACTATTACAACTTTTCAATGCTGTTTTAACAAAGTTTAAAAAAGAAAATGAAGTAGATCCCCCCCATATGTGATTTTAGAGGTTTGGAAGGGGACCGCAGGGGGGGGCATTTAAAAAACACGAGGCACTATTTTTGAAAATATGAAATTTAGATTTTGAGTATTGAACTATTTATAAGTGGTTATTAGTCTATTAAACATATCAACGATTTAAACTCTTAATGTTTCAGTTTGTTTATAAGTTAATACTCATTTTAAATAAGTAAACAAATCGTTGATAGTTTTAAATAACAAAGAAGGAGGAATATTAAATGGAAAAAACAGTAATTAAATTAAAAAGAGAAGGATTTAGTTTTAAGAAGATATCTGATCAACTATCTATTCCAATTAGTAAAGTTAGAAAGATATGCAAAGAAGCAGAAGAAACTTTATTATTTGGTGAATGTAAAAACTGTAAAACTGAAATAAAATCTGTAAAAGGTAAAAAGATTAAACAGTTTTGTTCAGATAGATGCAGATGGGACTGGTGGAACAATAAACAAAAACAAGAAAGAAAAAGCAAAGATAATGAAACTATCTAAGTAGATTTTTAAATTGTGTCAAAGATAGTCAGCTTAATCGTTGATATGACTTGACTAATCGAAGCTAATAAGTGATGTATAGAGTAACGCTAAAGAGGGGGTGGATACTTATGAATAAAACAATTACAAAAATTGAAGCAATATCAACAATTCCAAAAAGAAAAAGAGTTGCTGCATATGCAAGAGTATCCTCTGGCAAAGAAGAGATGATAAACTCTTTAGCAACTCAAGTTGGATATTATAAAAGAATGATCCAAAGTAGACATGATTATGAGTTTGTTGGTGTCTATGCAGATAAAGCAATTACTGGAACAAAAGAATCAAGAGATGAATTTCAGTTACTTCTTAGAGATGCTAAAAGTGGAAAGATAGATATGATCATCACAAAATCAATATCTAGGTTTGCGAGAAATACATTAACACTTCTTAAGACTATTAGAGAATTAAAAGCGTTGAATGTTGATGTATATTTTGAGGAACAAAACATTCATACTTTAAGTAGTGAAGGTGAAATGATTCTAACGTTTCTTGCTACATTCGCACAAGAGGAATCAAGAAGCGTATCTGAAAATATGAAATGGCGAATTAAGAAAGATTTTATGGATGGTTTAATATGGGGTGGTAATTCTTGTTTAGGTTATAGACTTAAAGATAAGAAACTTCACATTGTGCCAGAAGAAGCAGAAACGGTAAGACTTATTTACAACTTGTATCTTGAAGGTAATGCAGATGAACATATATGTGATATTTTAAACCATAGAGCAATAAAACCATATAAGACAAAGAAGTGGAATAGATCGTCAGTTATTAAGATCCTAACAAACTACAATTATACAGGTGATTTGTTACTTCAAAAGACTTATAGAAACAATCACTTAGATAAAAAAAGATGCACAAATAATGGTGAGCTTAACAAGTATCTTGTTTCAAATGCTCATGAAGCAATTATAAGTAAGGACATATTTAATCAAGCACAAAAAGTTAGAAAACTAAAAACTAAAAACATCAACTTAAACCAAAAGAAATCTACTCTATTTAGGGGCTATATAAAGTGTGGTAAATGCGGTAAAGCATACACCTATAAAAAGACACCTTATAACATAGTTTGGATGTGTTCAACCTTAAGAACAAAAGGCAAGCAAGTGTGTGATGCTAAACAAGTGCCAGAAGCTAAAATAATAGAAGGATCTAATAACTTATTAAACATGGAAACATTCGATTTAAAAGCCTTTAAAAAACGAGTCGAGCAAATAGTCGTCTTACCAGACAACAAGCTCTTGTTTCAAATCGTTGATGGCATTAACGAAGTATATGAGTGGGAGTATGAACCTAGAAGTAAAAGCTGGACTAAAGAAATGAGGGAAAGTGCACGATTAAAGGCTTTAGCAAGAAATGTTGGAGGTAATGGCTTATGTCAAGAGTAAGAATAATACCATCAACTATTGATCCATTAACACAGTTACCCAAAAATAGTAAAAAGAAAGTTAAGGTCGCTGCATATGCTAGAGTTTCAACTAATACAGAAGAACAATATACAAGCTATGAAGCTCAAGTAAATTATTATAAAGATTACATTCAAAGAAAGTCTGAATGGATATATGTAGACGTATATGCAGATGAAGGTTTAAGTGGTACAAATACAAGAAATCGTCCTAGTTTTAATAAGATGATTAATGATGCATTAAATGGTGAAATTAATCTTATAATAACAAAATCAATTTCAAGGTTTGCACGTAACACTTTAGATACTATTAAATATGTTAGAAAACTTAAAAATAAAGGTGTAGAAGTATACTTTGAAAAAGAGAACTTATGGACACTTGATTCTAAAAGTGAACTTATATTAACCATTATGGCTTCTATAGCACAAGAAGAATCAAGATCACTTAGTCAAAATATAACATGGGGTGTAAGGGCAGCTTTTCAAGCAGGTAAAGTATCGTTTGCATATAGTTGGTTTTTAGGTTACGAAAAGAAAGGCGATGAATTAGTTATTGTTGAGGAAGAAGCAAAGTTAGTAAGACGAATTTATCGGATGTTTTTAGTGGAAGGATTAAGTCCAACTTCTATAGCAAAAACATTAAAAGAAGAAGGAGTTAAAACTGCTTCTGGAACATCGACTAATTGGCAAACAAACAACGTGACTTCTATACTTAAAAATGAAAAATACAAAGGTGACGCTTTACTACAAAAAACATTTGTTGAAAACTATCTTGAACAAAAAACAGTTAAAAATACAGGTCAAATTCCACAATACTATGTTTCAAATAATCATCCACCAATAATAGATGAAGATATGTGGGAATTAGTACAAGCTGAAATTGAAAGAAGAAAAGGAATGAAAACAAGTTTTTCATCAGTTGATGTATTTTCAGCTAAACTAATATGTGCTGATTGTGGTGCTTTCTATGGTCGCAAGAAGTGGCATTCAGGTACTAAGTATGAAAGATTTATATATCAATGTAATAGGAAATACGCTAAAGGAAAAGATGTTTGTAAAACGCCCCATTTAACAAAAGAACAAATACAAACAAAGTTCTTAAACGTTTATAACTTAACAATGAAAGATAAGAAACGAATTGAGAATGACTTAAACGATGTTATAAAGTTATTAACTGACACAAAAACAATAGAAAAAGAAATTACTGAGTTAAATATAGAGTTACTAACAGTAACAGAACTAATAAATAAACTAATTCAAGAGAATTCAAAGTCTAATAGTGGAGTTGATGAATATGATAAAAAGCTCAAAGAGTTAAAAGATAGATATAACGATTTAAGGCAACAAAGAGATGAACTTGCTAATGCTAAAAGTGAAAACCAAGCAAAGTCTTATCGAATTAAAATGTTTTTAGAGAATATTGAAAATTCAAATGATAAGTTAAAAGATTGGAATGATAACATTTGGATGTTAATGGTTGAAAGTGGAAAAGTTTATAGAAACAAAAGCATAAGATTTAAATTTTATAATGGTTTGGTTACTAAATAATAAACTCCATGCATCGATAAATGGAGTTTTTTTATGTTATAAACAGTTATTTGGTTTTGATAAAAAAAGACCTATTTTGAACCAATAAATTAGAAAACCTTTATTATTTATAATAAAAGTGATAAAATAATGTTAATAATATGTTAATAAGAGGTAATGGTATGAAATATGATCTTCTGATAAAAAAATTAAGAGAAAAAATGTTTGTTACTCAAGCAGAATTGGCAAAAATTTTATTTGTTTCTCCTGTTACTGTTAATAGATGGGAAACAGGAAAATTTAACCCCACTATTAAAATGAGAAAAAAATTGAATGAATTGTTTTTAGAATACGGATTATCAGATTAATATAAAAGCTCTAAAAGACTAAGAAAGGTTTGTGTAATATGGGTAAAGTGTTTTTTCCAAAATATAAAAATAAAATTAAATACTCAAACCAATTAATGGATTTTTTTAATTTAAACGCTATTAATACAGATGATGAATATTTCAACTTAGAATTATTGCGAAAATTGTCTAAGTCAGACATTAAAATGTTTTATAGATTAAAACTAGAACTTGAATTAAAAGGATTTAACTTTGGACTAACTAACGGTTTTTTTGCCTATGATGTTGATTACGAAGACTATGAATATTTATATACAGAAAATGTATCAAGTTTTTCACCATTTGAATTGCAAAAATTAGGGTTGTGGGAAGTAATATCAGGCTTAAATAGATATGAGAAAAGTTTTTATAATTACTCTCCATTAGAAAGGTTGGTTATGTATGCAAAATATCAAAGCAATTTTAAAGAATTACTTAATAATTCTGGATTTAAAATTATAAGTGTTACCCCTGTTGTAGAAATTCAAGAAGAAGAACGTGTCATTGATAGCGACTTTAGGGCTATCGAACTTGAAGAAGACACTAACATTTTTGTTTCAAAAAAAATATTACAAGTCATGTCTATGTTTAGAAAAATATCGCCAGAATTAAGATTGTTTTTAATTAACAATGGAATAAAAACAATAAGTGATTTACTTGATATTAATTCAATAGATCTCAAAAAAACGTTATCGAAATACAATAATCAAAGCGACTATACATTGAATATATTGACAAGATCTTTTGATGAACTAAAAACATACTTATCTGATATTAAAAGAAAATATAATTTAGATGAAACTAATCTAAAAAAAACACTAACTAATTATGAATTTGCTAAACAAATCTATAACAACGAGAAATTAAACTCTGAATTTGTGTATTTAGATAAAGATATACTGAGAAAATATGATTTTGACTTTATTAATGTAGTTGGTTTATATGAAAAGGAAATTAATTTATTAGTTAAACTTAATATGGAAAAACTAACTAGAATTTTCAATATAAACGAATACACTAATATTGAGTATTATTGTTCAAAAGAATATGAGTTTGAGGATTATTATTATGATTTTTATTTTCTTATAGAAAAGATATATGGGGAATTAAATGATTGCTGTGATCAACATCCCGTTTTTGCAGAAAAAAATTTACAATCTTTATACTTGTTCCCAAGTAAGGAAGAATATTTAACTAAAATAAAAGTTGGTTATAATAAAAATACGATAAACATACTTAGACAGCGAGATAATGGGTTAACATTGCAAAAAGTGGGTTCAAAGTATGATGTAACAAGAGAAAGAATAAGACAAATTCAAAAAAAGTTTGTAAGTGATAATCAAAGATATATTAATTCAATAATTAAAAAAATCATTTTAAAATTCAATTATTTGCCTATGGAAGTTTTACACTCTTATCCTGGATTTATAACTACAGTAGCAGATTTAAATCTTTTAGAATTTGATTCTATTGTTGGGGTTTTTATTAGTAAAAACATATTAAATAGAATTAATCAACAACTGGAAGAGTGGAATCCATCAAAAAACTTATATGAAATTGTAGAAGAAATAAGAGTGAAAACAAAAGTTGATTTATTATACTCTATTGTTAATATTCAAAAAGACAAAACAATAATACCAAATAAAAGTTTAAGAGAAGTTGGTGAAGAATATTTGCTAACAAAAGGCATTTTGGGTTGGAGAATACATGAAGACACAGAGGAAATAATAGAATTTTTTTCAAAATATAATAAACAAATAAAAGGTAAAAGAAACATAGTTTCGTATATTACAGATAATGAGTCTGCTATTTTATATAATCTTGGAAAATACATTCATAAAGATAATGTGGATAGTAGGCACATAGATGCTATGAAAACGGTAATTGCAAATGTTACTTTCAGTGAATATGGAAATAATGCTAAA